TTTTCATATTCATCTAATCGTATGCGGTAGTTATTATCTACTTTACCAAATTCATCCTCAAACTTATGTGAATCTAAGAGGATATCAAATTGGTCCGAAAATTCTTCTATGGTCATTATTATTCATTTAAAGTTGAGTACTGTATAACCCCTTCAGGATTACCCTCGTAGTGTATTTTAGCTATATTTACAGCCCTATCCAGTATTTCATTATGTGTAGCAGGGTCTAACTCGCATTCTGAAATGGTTCTTGTCCCATTAATAGAAAGAGTATCTTCTTCCAATCCCATCTCATATTCAAATGCTTCTATATCCATTAGAATAATAGGATTAGGGACTTTGACATACCTTACATATAATTTAAAACCCGCATTGATATGAGCTTGCCCAACAATAATTTGATACACTTTATCAGAAGTAGACTCTTCAAGTTTGTATGCTTGTCCTTTATAAGGTTGTTTATAAGGCTTAGAGAATAATCTAGTGAGTTCTTCCTCTGTTACAGAAACTACTTGTAATTCCTTGTTAGAATCATTCCTAAGTACAAATCCCCTAGGGATAAGTATATCTGCAGGTCTTTCATATATCATTGTATCCCTATATGTGGTGCCTGTACCAATAATTCCTGTAATAGCATTTTCAGACTTAGTAATATTTGAAAAATCAATAGTTCTCTTATGGCTATCGCTATGACCCTCTTGATACTTATTACCCAATGGGGTAAAATAATTTTTAATTAATTGGTCTTGGGCCTTAGTTAGAAGTACCGATTTTTCATAATCATTTAATCCAGGAGCTTTACCTGATGTAATGTTATCATACAGTATATCAAATTGTGAACTAAACTCCTTTGGTGTCATATCTATGCTTTATTTACTTTACTTTGTAGTGTGAATAATACTTCCTGATATTTAGGAGCATTTAAATACTCACAAGCTGATTGTAAAGTAGGTTCTTGTTTGCCTGAACATAAAGGAGCATTATTCTCAGTGAGATAGTAGTATGAGCCTCTCTTTTTAACATGTCCTGTTTCAATAGCATCCTTAATTAATATTTTAGTATCTAAGTATGTATCCTCTGCAGCTTCAACAAACCTCTCTGGGTAATCCTTAATAGTTGCTTCTACTTGTGCGTACACAAAATTCTTTTCTAACTTAGAAACTATTTTTCCGCTAGCATTTTCTACTATAGCGGCTAATTTCTTTATATCATCCTTAATAGAGCCAAACAAAATGTATGCTGTGGCTGTAACATTAAGATTTTTAACTGAAGAGTTTATAGAGTCTCCCTCTTTTTCAATAACATATTGATACGTAGCCTTTCTGTTATTTTGCAATTCCTCTTTAGAAGGAGCAATATAATCAGGGTTAGCCAATAGTATCTTATACTTAATATAATCATCTGGAGAGGATAAATCCAAACTTGATGTTTCCTTACCTAAAGTAACAAAGTTATTAGTCCAATAATTATCTATTTTTTTATATACGGATAAAGCATTATCAGGTAATCCCATAATATGTTCTAGGTAATCCTTTTCTGCATTAGTTAGTATATTCTTAAATACTCCTGATTGGAGCATAGGTACTACAAATCGTCTTTTAGATACTTCTCCTAAACCACCGTATAATACGTGCTTAGGGTCAAGTATAAGCCCCTTTTGATTGGGCACAAACTTTATAGATACTTTCTCATTACGTAGGCAATTAATCAAAGCATCAGGCTCTGGTGTCTCTCTACGTGCTCTTGTATTCTCTTTTACTTGCTTAGGTTCCTTCTTAGCTATAGGAACCGCCGTTTCTTCTGTTAAATCTACTTCCATTATTATTTCTCCCTTAATAATTTATTTTGTAAAAAATAAGCTACTCCCTAATTAAAGGGAGTAACTTGATTGATTGTGTTATTTAGCTTGCTAATATAGCAGGAACTAAACTCATAGTACGATTTGGGTCTAAGCAAATAGCTCCAAATACAGAGAACTTATGCAATACAGTTGAATCCTCATCGTATGCCATATCTCCACCCATTTCGCCTGTCCATGGATTTCTAAGGCCTCTTTGGAAACCTCTGATGTCTTCCATGCCTTTGATTTTAGCAATTTGAATATTAGGCTCGTTAGGATTACCTAAGTCATAGATATCAAAGCGGTAAGATTCTGCTAAGCCTCCTAGAGGGTGCGCAACTTTATTACGGTATGGGTCATCATACATTGGGTTAACATTGACCTTAATAGTTATGCCCATAGGTGCTTTGTATTCCACAAATTGGAATCCTGCAGTAAGAGCGTTATTATGCATAGGAGAATTAGACTTTTGCACAGTATTAATACCTGCATTACCTCCTAAGAAATTAAATGCTTGCCATCCCGATACTTCATTTAATACTGCTTTATGGAACAATGTAGCTCCACGCTCACCTGTTTCTAGAATTACTGTTCTTTCAGAAAAATCTGTTTTACCAGTATTCAATTCGAATAGAGCATCTTCTAGTAATTTAAGAGAGAATTCATTATAGAAATAATGATTTGCATAAGACATTAACTCTCTAATACCTGCACCTGTTTGAAGTACATTACCTGATTTACCAATATTTCTATACTCACCTTGTCCTGTACGGTTAGAAGTACCATAAACAATAGCGTAGTTTTTATATTGAGAGAATTGCTGCTCAATTTGATAGTCAACATGGTGCATCCAAAAGGTATGTACCTGTGTTTTACCTGCAACATCTACCAAAGGAATACCTAAGGCAACCTTCTTATTAATAGAAGAACCAGGAGCTTTATGTTGAATACGTACTCGTGAGAATTCATTACGCATAGTTAGTGGAGCCGCAAAACGTGCATCACCTACTTTACGGGACATTTCCTTCTCTACAGGAGCAAAGTCAACTGAGAATCGCTTACCAAATAGTAACTCCTCAGCAGGCATACCTGATAGTACCCCACCCATTAACTCTACTTTATAAATAGTAAGAGTACCTTCTTGTCTAGGGTCTTCAAGAATACGAAGAGGATATACCTCATTCTTTTCCCCTACAATTACTTCTCCATCTGCAAAAGCATCTTCTTGATATACAAGATAAAATGGTTCCCCATTAACCCCTGCCATACCATCTTCAATTACAGTACCATTGATGTCTCTGGCCTCATATAAAGGCACATTCTTACGAGAACTACCAATTAGTTTCCATGTGTAGTCATCATCTTCATCAAAATACTTTATTGGGAATCTACTCAAATAGGATTCCATACTTTTACCATGATTGTGTTCCATCAAGCGTACCATTACATTGGTAGCCATTTGAGGGTTTGCCCCAAAAGCAGCCTTGATGTGATTCGATTTGCTAAGACCTTTTCATGATGTAAAGTCTTGCATTTGCCATTTGCCTAAAGCCATGTGTTTAAATTTAAAGCTTGTTAATATTATTTATTTAGTCAAGAGCTACTGTAAACCCTTTAAAAGATTCGGATGATTTATCATTTCCAAAATCTAAGCCACCTGTACCAAAATTATTTGCAGGGTTTCTTAAAGTTTTTTCTAGCTCGCTAAGAGCACTCTTAGTTTTATTCTTTACTTCTTTGCCTACTACTTTACCTAGATTTTGAAATCCATCTGTTAGGTAGTATAAAGTATTTAAAACATATTGATAATCAGAAGGATTATCTTTAGCATATTTTTGAATAGCATTTAAAGGTTTTCCTGAAGCATCCTTATCTACAAAATCTGTAAACTGCTTATACATTTTCTTACGCTCTAATGGAGTTAATTTTATCCCTTTAATGGGCTCCTCAGTTTTTAAGAATTTGTCCTCTAGTTCCTGTAATTGCCTCTTCTCTTCTTTTAGTGTATTTTGCTTAGCTTCCTTAGATTCAGTAAGTACTTTTTTATAACCTTCATTATAAAACTTCTTTACGTCTTTAAGAGATTCTATAGCATCTTCTATATCTGTACCCGCATCAAAAGATTTTGCAGCCTCTTTATTGGCTCTCTCTTGCGAGAATCCTTTATTCATGTAGTCTTGCACAATTATATTACCGCGAAGCTGTTCTGCTTCTTCACTCTCAGACTCTATCGTACTTTGGTCTATACCATCTAAGTAAGAAATTGTCTGCTCAAATTGTTTTACTGCATCTATAGGTACATTGCTATTTAAAGCCTCATTGATTCGTTGCTGCTGTGCATCGAGCATACTATCAATCTGTTTTTGGAATACTGCTGCAAACGATGTTGCATCAGTTACTTCCTTAAAATCAGTATCATCAAGAAGGTTGAGGATGCCATCCTTATGTAAAGACGTAGCTATGGAAGAGTAGAAATTGGGAGAATCTGTATCTTTACTAGATGACTCCTCTACCTGCTCTTGATGCTCCCCATCTACGTTCTCTGGAATTGTATCCTCAGTATCATTTTCCTCTATCGCTGGGTCATCCCCTGCTTCTCCTAGTGTTGAAAATTCTATCTCTGAAGTATCCTCAATGGTTGTACTCTGATTTTCTTCTATTTCTGTTTCTGACACATTCCCTATCATGTCAAAAGTTAATCCTTCACTCATTCCCATAATTTATTCTCCCATTAAATTATTTATTAATACACAAATTAAACACAATTATCTTCTAAATACAATAGTATTACTGTAAGCCTAAGGTGTTCGTGTGTACATTCATAACTATACTATTGTATCTGTATAGTGATTTCTTCTCCTTTATTATCTGCTTCTTGTAGTTTACTGTATAATTTCTTAAATGTAGCTATAGAATTAATTACTTTTCCCACTACTTTATTTTCCCCCACCAAGATACAGCCACTTGTATCCTCATGTTTATTTCCTGGATGTATTAATATACCTTCAAATCCAGGTACTTGTAATAATCTAGGCACCCTACCGCGAATGTCCTTACTTCAAGAATACCTTGCATAATTAGAATACTTAGGAGATATTACTTTGATAGTTAAATCATAGCATCCCTTAGGTATTGCTGTGGTGTGCATTACTTTAATACTCTGAATCTTTTGGGTAGAGTCCGAACTGTTCAATCCCCTGTCTCTATCTTCTAGAGTATCGCAGAAGTACACTCCATCAATATATAGTTTACCTATTGTATATGTATTACCTTTAAAAAGTCTATCTACTCGTAGTTTCATTAATTTATTACTTTAATAACTTTAAAATCTTTTATCTTTATCAGAGCATTATCAGATGCAAGAACATTGCTTTCATAATGATACTTCTTCCACCTAAATAAAAAGAGTCTTTTAAAAAAATTACTTTCTTTCCATTCAGTACTTTCATAAGTATAGGCATTAAAACTTCCTGAAATATCTGCACTATGACGTAATACTGTATTGGTATCTATTTTAGTTATAGCTACTTTAAATACTGTTTGAGGATTATACTCTATCACAGTATCAAATTCACATTCTTCATTTATATTTACCATTATAGTAGTATCTAATGTTATAGTAGAATTGAAATGAGTCAGTTCTTTAATTTGCTTGTCCTTAATACCTATTTCTTTACGAGCATTATTAAGCTCCTTGACTATTTTATTTTTAGAATTGTTGAGTTCCCTTACAGTCATTTCATAGGTAACTCTTTTAGATATTAGAGAGTCTTCTAAGTTTTCTAGCTCTTGCTCATACGCCTTATTATTATTATTTAATATGGCATTCTCCTTTGTTAGACTATTAATTTTTGCATTGAAATATAATAGCGTTCCTATAAATACTGCTACTATGAGTATGTACATAGGCGCACTACTAAAGAATTTTTTAATATTCAGAAATATCTTTATCATCTTTAAAATTGTTTATACCCTCTTCGTCTATCCCCGTAATGTTTAAAGCATTCAAAGAGTTCCTAAGAGAGGCTACTTGGTTTGAAAGCCTTTTATTATCTTCCTCTAATCGAGAAATTCTTGTCTTATTCATAAGCGCTCTTCTATTAGCGTCTTCTATGTAGTCTGAGAATCTTTTATTTACGTCTGCTAATTCTATCTTAGTTTGTGTTAATACTAAGTTATAGTTTTGGAAAATAGCTTCCATATTAGCAGCCTCACTTCCTTTTCCCTCTAAATGTATTTTCTGTATCTCAGCATTGTGTTTCTTCCTATTGTAGAAATTTGTCAAAGTCATGGTTAAGGCAGCAGGTATACTTGCCACCAATATAGTTTCTCACATGCATGTAATTTTATTTGTGTTTTTTGGAACTATTTACAGCTTTAGTTGCTTGAATTCTCTTAATATTAATTTCTTGTTGTTTGAACCTATTACTAATAGAATCTTGCTTCTTCTCTTGTGCTAGTCTGTCTTTCTCTAAGGCTAAATTTGCATTATACTGTCTAATCTTCTCTTCTAATTCTTGTTTACTTTTATCATTAAACTCTTTGTCTTCCTGAACTTCTAAATTAGCATAACTTCTTATCTCTTCTAAGAGTAATTTTGTTTCGTTATCCCTAATGTTATTATCTTCTTGAATTCTAATACGCTCATTTTCTTGATGCATATTCATCTCCATCTTTTGATTAAACTGCTCTCTTTCAGTCTCCGCGCTTTGTGCAGACTGTTCCATAGCACTTCTCTCATCTGCCTCTATGCTTCTAGTTATGTCTGCAATAGAAGAACCATTCCATAATTTAATAAGGGTAGATGTATTAATCATTTGATTCTGAATAAGAGCTTGTGCATGACCCTCTAGCTTCTGTAAGAAGGTCTCTATATCATTAGAATTATCTACAATCAGTCCATAATCACATTCAGCGATTTCATCTCCGTCTATCTCCATGATTTTCATAGCCCCATCTCCTAATATATAAGGAAATTTCAGTGACTTCCCCTTTATAGCTATTTTAGCAGTCTCTAAGAATGCTTCTAAAGCTCTTTTTCTAACATCATCATGGATAGTAAATAACCACTCTGTAATATGTGAGGATTGCAATACGGAGCGTTCTACTCCTCCTACAGTCTCTCTACTGGAAATTTGGCCTTCTCTCTGGTCAGTAATACCCATAGCCTCTTTCATCTCCATTTTAATGAACTGTAAGAGGTCGATATCATTTTGTATGGCATTGCCTTGGTCAGCATCAATAACTCCAGAGGATTGATTATTCATCATACCTGAGAGCTTTCCTGTAGATGCTCCTTTATTACCTTCCTTAAAACTATCTACTACAGCAATATGATTTGCTTTAGCATAATACATCCATTTATCAATCTTCCAATCCTTTGGAACCATTGCTAAATCTAGTTTCATTATCTTTCCCCAGTTAGATGCCAAATTTTTATTAAGCCTGTCGTGTACTACATTATATAAATAATTGTATGGTTTTGCTATGTCTACTAAAGTAAACGGCTTTCCATCATTGGTACTGTACACGGAGCCTATAATGCCAAAATGACATCTTGAGGGGTTAGAAAGTCTATTGTATTGCACAACTCTAGGACGCATATTCACATATATTTTACCTATCTTAGTTGCTTCTCATGCTTCATTAATTCAAAGAGGTGTGGCCTCTTCCCCTAAGTCTTTATTAGGAATATATGTCTCTGGATAAAAGTTATATTCTTCTTCCCCAGTTTCAAAATTATATGATTTTACTTTAAGAATCTTTTTAAAGGATTTCCAAAGTACTTTTATTACTCGTATATTGCCAAACCCATCTGAAATATTATTACTAAATAATGTCTCTACTCCTAATGGGTCCCCCTCAATCATTACTCCTTCTCCATAGGAAGCTCCTGCAATATCCCTAAAGGAATACCCTGCTGAGGGGTCTTCGTTATCCATGCCATCTGTAGAGGATGTTCATGGCAGCCTATCAATATATTCAATATCTTTATTAGTAAGTACGTCATAATATGTATCAATGATTTGCCCAGGAGATTTAAAGTCCCATAATACTAGCATATCTGCATCCTCAATCTTAGAAGATGACCCACTTCTGAGTACTATAAGCTTGTTAGGGTTAACCATCTCAAATGTAGGCTCCCCACCAACTATATCACATTGGTATACTTCTTCTCCTGACCATAGAGCATTAAAAAAGCCCTTATTAAATATAGAAGGGATAGAAAGCTCCTTCTTATAATGTTCTAAAAGGGCATTACCTTTAATCTCTCTAATATCTTGTCATTCATACTTATTGTACTTCTCTATCTTCTCTAAATCCCTAGTAGCGTCTTCTTCTGATTCCGACTCTTGTGTAGCCCACATAGAAAGGTCTTGCATTCAAGCCTGCTTTTTATTCTTTTCAATCTCAGAGATTTGGTCAGGGTTAGTCACAACTAACTTATAATCAAAACGTCTAGAGCCTTCCTCTCCTGCCAGTATGTTCAGTTTGGAATTAATTATAGGATAGTGTTGTATTTTATCAGGTATATAAGAAGCAATTTGATTGTTAGGATTAAGAATCATTGCAAAATCCTTTATGTCTAGTTTACCATTAACTAGATTATAATTTATAATCTTATTCTTCAGAGACTTTCGTACCCCCGAATCCAAGCTTCATATATGATTCTCTGCCCAATCTACATGCTTCTGTCTCCATGACTTAGTCTTACTACGCCATGAAAGCTTCTGAGAGGGCAATCCATTAAAATTCTTCATATTATATACTATACTTTAAGTTACAAAAATACTACTATTTATTGTTAGAGACAATAGTATTACACTATCGTTAACTATACTACCAAAGCCTACATAACTAATGTACTAGGCTATACCCATTTGCCTCAACTGTTTTTGGAGCTTATCCCCATCATTTTCTTTAAAATTGGTAGTAAAGAAGTCATCATCTCCTAAATAATCCCTTGAATTATCATTGTATCTATTCTCGAAAGTATCATCCCCTAGTAACCGCAATCTATCCTCGCGAAGAAGCATTAGCTGAATAAAAGCATCATGCCTATCAAAGTTACCATCCATGTTATGAGAAGCAAGTTCTTGTAAGAGTGCTCTAAATTTAATTCTATTAAGAGAGGGCTCTGTTACTTCTACCTCTTCTTCTTTACCTTCTACTATATCAATCTTTGTATGTGTATAGGGCTTTAAAAGGAAATCCCTGATTAGTATTCTTCCCCTACCTTTTACAGGAGCAGAAGAGATAGTACCCTTACTTGAATTACCATATCTATTACGTGAAGGGTCTTTATCTTTAAGATAATCTAATGTATCTGATAATAGGTGCAATGAATTATGTGTGGAGAAGTGACTAAATAGTCCTTTCTTATTA